GAGAAGATCCGTGCGGCAGAGATACTTGGCAAGTACTATAAACTGTTCACGGATCGCCAAGAGATTCAGTTGACCGGTGCCGTTGAGTTCATTGACGACATCTCAGGTGGCGATACGAGTTGAAGAAGCAGGTTCGTTTATCAGAGTTGCTACCGAAAGCGTTCCATGCCAGTTGGCGCGCCGCGATTAATCCGGATGTCCTTAACATCGTAGAAAAAGGTGGTCGTGGTTCCGGTAAGTCTTCTGATATTGCCATTATCATTGCGCAGCTATTGATGCGGTATCCGGTAAATGGAGTAGGGATTCGTAAGATTGATAATACGATTGAACTGTCCATCTTCGAACAAATGAAATGGGCCATCGAAGTATCGGGTGTAAGTCATTTGTTTAAGGTCAATAAATCACCGATGCGGATCACCTACATACCACGTGGGAACTACATGGTCTTCCGCGGGGCGCAGGAACCGGAACGGATCAAATCACTCAAGTCTGCGAACTTCCCATTTGCTTTTGCCTGGCTCGAGGAGTTAGCAGAATTCAAAACAGAAGATGAAGTCACGACCATCACCAACTCTTTGTTACGTGGAGAGCTGGACGATGGTCTTTTTTATAAGTTCTTTTACAGCTATAACCCACCGAAACGAAAACAATCGTGGGTCAACAAGAAATATGAGTCGGCATTCGTTGCGGATAATACGTTCGTGCATCACTCGACCTACCACGATAACCCGCACATCTCGAAGCAATTCATCGCAGAAGCGGAAGCGGCGAGAGCACGCAATGAACTACGGTACCGCTGGGAATATCTCGGTGAAGCCATCGGGAGTGGTGTTGTGCCGTTCAATAATCTATCGATCCGAACCATCACCGACGACGAAATTCGTTCTTTCGATAATATCCGGCAAGGGGTCGACTTTGGATATGCCACAGACCCCCTTGCGTTTGTACGTTGGCATTACGACAAGATGCGCAAGCGTCTCTATTTAATGGACGAGTTGCATGGTGTACAGATATCGAACCGCAAACTTGCTGAATGGATCACGAGAAAAGGATACCAGACGCACGAAATCATCGCAGACAGCGCGGAACCGAAGTCGATAGCGGAACTACGGGAGTTAGGCGTCAAGCGCATCGTCGGGGCGAAGAAGGGACCAGACAGCGTCGAGTTTGGGGAACGGTGGCTTGATGACTTAGACGAGATCATCATCGACCCGAAACGGACACCGCACACCGCAAAAGAGTTCGAAGACATCGATTACCAGACGGACAAGGACGGCAACCCGAAACCACGTCTCGAGGACAAGAACAACCATAGCGTTGATTCAACCCGATATGCGATGGAACGCGATATGCGACCAAGACCGACAGCACTTAAATTTTAAGGAGGTGAGAATATGTCAGAAGCGACAGAGTGGGAGCGTGGCGGTAATTACCGTGGATCAGGAGCGGCACAGGGCTATTCCTTTGACATCCCTGATTACACGGAAGAAATCGTTGCGTTGAAAAAAGGTGAGGATCTTCGAAAAGTCATCTTAAAACTGATTGAGAAACATAAGCCACAACGCATCCGAATGCTGAACAACTATCAGCGGTATAAAACTGACGTTAGCGGGGTGCCGATTTTCCATCGTACATTCGAACGGGATGTCACGATTGATAACCGAATCAACAATGACTATTACTCGGAGATTGTCGATATGAAAACCGGTTACTTTGCAGGCAAGGTCGCGGCATACAGTTACGACAAGAAGCAAGCAGAGTTCGAGCAAGCAAGCGAGCTCGTAGCTGACTTCCTTGAACGCAACCGCATCGCTGACGTCAACATGGAAACGACCAAGTATTGTGCCATTGGCGGTTATTCCGCTCGCTTGCTCTATCTCGATTTAGATGCAAGAGATCGGATGATGTACATTCCAGGCCACCAAGTTATCTTACTGAATGAGGACGGAAATATCATCGAAACCGAATACGCGGTCCGCTATTACGGTGAAGAAGGGAAATACGTCATTCATTTCTATGATGGTACGATGCGATATCGGTATCAGCAGGACGGTGAAGCATTGAACCTGGTAGAAGAACAGATACACGGATTTAAGAAGTGTCCAATGATCGGTTATCCGAACAACGATGAATTGATGGGTGATCCTGAAAAGGTGCTCACGTTGATCGATGCGTTTGACCGCACGACATCGGATATGAACAGTGAAATTGAAGCATTCCGCCTGGCTTATTTACTAATCGTAGGGGCGGCGGTGGACCAGGACGATATTTCAAACATGAAAGACACGGGCGCACTCAACATCCCCGGACTGGCTGGGGATAAGATTGACGCCCGTTTCCTTGAAAAGAACTTGAATGATGGAGCAGTTGAACACCATTTGAACCGTCTACATGATGCGATTTATCGTTTCAGCGGTACACCTGACCTTGCAGACGAAGCATTTGGGGGCAATCAAAGCGGTGAATCACTCAAGTTCAAGTTATTCGGCATGGAAACAAAATGTGCCCGCTTCGAACAGAAGTTCAAGGCAGCTGATACACGCATGTTTGAAGTCTTAGCGACGAAATGGGCGGTCGAAAACATCGTCATCAATCCGTTTAAGGTTTTTTCAGAGTTCAAACGGAACTTCCCTAAGAACTTGCTCAATGAATCGGATGTGCTTATGAAGCTGAAAGGTAGCGTCTCGGAGCAAACTCGCTTGTCTCAAGCGACCTTCATCGAAGACGTGGAATACGAAATCGAATTGATGGAAAAGGAGCGGGATCAAATCGATCCGCTAGAGTTGCCTAACGATCCGCTCGAAAACAGTCAAGGTTCGGGGGCGGTAAACAATGGCGACGTTCCAAGATAAGCAATCGGCATTAGAGAAAGCGAACGAACGGCGTCTCAGTCGTCACCAGACGGCGATCAAGAAGCAATACGAGGAGATGTTAGCTGGAATCTTAAAAGACGTGTCAGGCTACTATACGAAGCTAGAAACGGGAGGTAAACTCACGCTCGAAGAAATGGCGAAATACAAACGTCTGGATTCACTCGTCAAACAGATCGAAGCACAATCCCGGCAACTCACCAAGCAACGTCAAAAGGCGCTCGTCGCTTATCTCAGTGAAGCCATGCAGTATTCGTACGCTTATATGGCGTATGGCATCGAGACGGAAACACTAGCCCTTCTCGGCTTCTCACAGATCACCAGTGAGCGGGTGCTCGCATCGATTAACAACCCGATTCGCGGGCTCACGCTGAACGAAACGCTTGAGAAGAACCGGAAAGAAGTCGTCTACCAACTCAGAACACGACTGACGCAAGAGCTCGTCAACGGTTCCTCTTACCGCTCTATGACAAACGCACTCAAAGGTGTGGTCGAAAATGATTACCGTAAGGCAGTCACGATCGCTCGTACCGAAACACATCGCGTCACGGAATCCGGTAAGCAAGAAGCGGTCACACGGGCAACTAATCAAGGTATCGTCATGACGAAGAAATGGAATACCGCCCGCGATACCAGAGTGCGTAAGACATCGAAATCCAATCATGTGGCGCTTGATGGTCAAGTCGTGCCTTCGGATCAGCCTTTCAAATTAGGCAATGGCATCACCGCGATGACACCGGGACAATCAGGAACTCCGCAAAATGATATCAATTGTCGTTGTTTTGCGACCTATTCCGTCGAACGCATTGAGAAGAAGCAACATGCAGCACTTGCAGACATGACGTTTGAACAATGGCAACAAGATCGACTCAAATAAACTACTTGCGGGTCATCGCAACTGAAACGTGAAAGCAACGGTTTACGGGGCGGAAGCGGGTCAGGGCAATGGAACGCGCGAAGGAGACTAACCATGCATACATTCACATCACGTTTCGCATTACGTTTACCCATCCAATTCTTTTCAGCTGATCCAGGCAAGGGTGGTGGCGCTGACCCTCAAGGCAGTAATCCAGGCAATCCCGATCCAGGCACAAATCCAAGCGCTGGGGGAACAACGGACCTGTTTACACCGGAGCAACAGCAAGCAATCGATACTTTAATCAATAAGGCGAAAGATTCCGTCACGAATACATGGAGTCACCGCACGAAAGAACTTGAAAAGACAATCGAACAGCTCAAGAACCAAGGGAAATCAAAAGAAGAACTGGCAGCTGACGCGCAAAAGAAGTTCGAGCAAGCACAACAGACACTCGCGGTGAAAGAAGCCCGCTTTTACGCTTCACAAAAGCTGAATGAGCAGAAGTTAGATGCTCGCTTGCTTGATTTCGTTGTAACGACGGAAGGTGAAGACGAAGAAACCCGTCAAGCAGATATGGACGGAAAAATCAAAACACTCACTGACGTCATCAATCAATTGGTTGCTGAACAAGTTCAGGACAAGTTTAAAGGTGCTGGCTATAACCCTGGTAACGGGAACGCTGGTTCAAACTCAGGTGCTCCCGTTTCACTGATCGACACAATCCGGAAGAACCAAATCAAAAAATAATGAAAGAAGGTACACCACATGTCAACGCCAAAACCTAAATACCCTATGAAACTCAACATCCAGTATTTCGCTAAACCAACGTTTGATCCAGCTAACGTCCTTATGTCAGACGCAATGACAGGGAACGTCCCAAAACAATACGCGGTTGAAACAATTGGTGATGTTGTTCAACAATCCGCGGTCATGCAGCAAGCGGAATTCGAGGAAATGAATTCACTCGAAAAAGAAATCACTTACCTTGCAGAAGGTCCAGGTGCTTACTGGGTTGATGAAGGTGAACGCATCCAGACTTCGAAAGCAACATGGTTGAAAGCGACGATCCGCGCTAAGAAAGTAGCGGTCATTCTTCCTGTTACCAAAGAATTCTTACGTTACAACATCCCGACGTTCTTCCAAATGATGCGTCCTAAGATTGCAGAAGCGTTCTACACGAAGTTTGACCAAGCAGCGTTGTTTGGTACAAATTCACCGTATGCAACAGGACAGAATATCCTTGCAGCGGCAACAACAGCAGGAAACAAAGTTGTGTTGGACGATTCAAAGCCGCTTTACGGTCAATTAAACAGCTTGCTCGGATTAGTAGAGGACAACGAAATCGATCCAGATGGCATCGTGACAGTTCGTTCGCTCAAATCGAAGTTCCGCGGTGAGTTAGATGGAGCGGGTCGTCCGATGTTCACAAAAGGTGACGGCACAGCTCCGGATGACATTCTCGGATTACCGATCTCTTACGCAAGCGGGAAATCATTCGACAAAACGAAAGCATCGATCATCACGGGTGATTGGAATATGGCTCGTTTCGGTATTCCACAAGAAATGGAATATGATATCTCAACACAAGCGACAATCTCAACGATCACAGATGAAAACGGCGAAGTCATCAATCTTTGGGAACGGGATATGGTTGCACTTCGTGTGACGATGTACGTTGGATTCATGGTCTTGAAAGATGAAGCGTTCGCGGTTGCCACACCAGACGTGACGCCTTAAATCGAAAGGATGATTTTCCATGAGTAATGATTTAATTAAGATCGAACGAAATGGAGAAGAACGGGAGACGGACGAGCGTCGTTTCCTGCTCTTCTATCGAAATCTCGGTTGGTCTAAGGTAGTAGAACAAGAAGAACCATCTCTCGACAAGCTAAAAGTGGATGAATTGAAAGAGCTCGCACAAGAGAAAGGTATAGAAGGTTACGAGTCAATGAAAAAGGCAGAACTGCTAGACGCATTAGCTGGTGATCAACATGACGCTTGATGAGCTGAAAGTACTTCTCGACATTCCGCTCGAAGACGAATCTCAAGACGTGAAACTAGCACTGTATCTCGAGTCAGGTTTAAAAGCCGCTCAAGAATATTGCGACAAGCTCGACTTCATGCAATTGATTGAGCCGCTCACCGGTAAGATTGATTTACCGGGAGCGGTCAAATTAGGAATTTCAGAATGGGTCAAGGCTGGTCAGGATATCGCAGGTCGGGGAACAGGTGTTGTTTCTGAATCCGTTCCAGGCATGTCTCAATCCTTTGAGTCATCAGGCAATGCTGCAGTCGTGTATTCTACCGCTCATGCTCATTGGGCACCATATCATCGTCAAGTGAGATTCATCAAGGCTGGTCGGAGTAGGTACTAATGGGCGTTAAAGTGAAGCAAGGCGACGGACACGAACGTCTCCAGCGCATGGCAAGCGTCTCGCGTCAATTACAGGGGCGTAGGATGCGGGTCGGCGTACTGGACGAGGGAGAAATCGGGATGATCGCATATGTCCATGAATATGGCTGCGACATCACCGTGACCGAGAAGATGCGCGCGTATCTCCATTTCCGTGGCATCCATTTGAAGAAAGAGACGACCGTCATCCGGATTCCGGAGCGGTCTTTTATTCGTGCCGGATTCGATGCACGAGAAGCGGACTGGCGGAGCAAGGTCGATGACATCATTCAAGGCTGTTACGACGGAGGGATTCCGGTCGACACAGCACTCGATATGCTCGGTCTTGACCTCGCTGGTCAGATTCAAGAATTTGCGCGGGATCTATCGAGTCCGCCGAACAGCAAGGCGACGGTGAAGCTGAAAGGGTCCAGCAATCCGCTCGTCGATACCGGTCGAATGATTGGTGCTATCCGGCATGAAGTCGAGTAAGGAGTGATACGATGCCGAAACGCTATTACACGTTCGAGCGTCTGATCAAGAAGTACAGTGTCAACGTGCCGTATACACGCATGACGGAAGGGCAACGGGATCCGGAGACGGGCGAGTGGGTGGAAGGCTCCTCGCAAACGGAAACGCTCTCCGTTGCCATCTTCCCTGTCGACAAGAACACGATTTATGAGTCCGGTGGGCGTATCACGTCCGCGGATCGTTTGGTATATAGCTTGCGTGCACTCGACGTCCGAGGGATCTTCTTCCATGAAGGTGCCAACTGGCGCATCGAGAGCATGGGTGACTACACGACGTTCGCGGATTTCCACCGGTACCGCTTGACGAGGGAGGCGACGGCATGAAGACCTATACGGATATCGTCAAAGGTTTCTATGCACCGCTCCAAACGGCGATTGGCGTGGCGCTGACAGAGGTCGACACGGTCGCCCCACGTCCGGCGTTACCGTTCGCGGCATACAAGGTCCTCGTTCCTCGCATCGTGCAACACGGCGCGTTGAGTGGGCATCTAGAGCGGTTCGAAGAGAACGGACAGACGAAGGAGCGACGGACGGCCGACATCGAGGCGACGTTCTCGCTCCATTTCTTCGCCAAGTCCTCGACCGCTGCCTGGACGCTTGCCGGTACGGCACATGAGTATTTGGATTTCTCGGGTCAGACCGAACTGTTACGAAAAGGATTGATTGTCGTCGATTGTACGGATCCGCAAGACCGGACATTGTACCTCGGCGATGCATTTGAATACCGCGTCGGCTTCGATGTACGGTTCCGCGTGAAGGAAGAGATGGTCCGCGTCATCGATACGTTCGAAGCAGCAGACGTTGAACAACAAGCATTTGAAAATTAGGTAGAGGGAGGCTTCAATTCATGGCAAAAGACGTGAATGTAACGATTGACGTACTGAAACCGAGCGGCTTTACGACAGAAACATACCCGCTCATCATCGGTGCGAAGACAGGCGGTTTCGCCTACAAGGTATACGAGGACGACGATGCACTCGACCTCATCAAAGTGGATTTCGCCGAGTCGACGGAGACGTATAAACTCGCGCGTGCGATCCTGCAGCAGAACAACCGCCCAGAGAAGGTCGCGATCGTCGGATATGATGATTCGTCAAGCACACCAGACGTCGCGTTCGAGGAAGTCAAAGGCGAAGCGTTCTACTACGTCCTGACGACATCTGTGGACGTTGAGGAACAAGCGGCACTCGTCGAAGCGATCGACCTGCAAGGGGCGAAGGTGGCGATTCTCCGCGCGAATGACATTGCTGACGTCGAGACACTCGAAGCAGCAGGCATCAAACGGGCGTATGTCCTCTACACGGACGACGTGACACGTTATATCGATGGCGAGTTCATCGGGGTCTATGCGGCAGACGAAGCCGGTAGTTCGACAGCGAAGTTCAAGCAGTTCTTCGACGTACGTCCGGTCAACATCACGCCAACGGAACAGGCGCGACTCAAGCTTGCGAACGGGTCGACGTACATCGAGAAGTTCGGTGAAGCACAGACGACGGACAGCAAGACAATCGGCGGCGAACACCTTGACGTCATCGTCGGGAACGACTGGGTCATCGCGAACATCGAGCAACGCGTACAGGGCTTGTTCTTACGCAACAAGAAGATCCCGTACGAACAGAGCGGTGCGAATCTCGTTGGTTCGGAAGTCGAGACGGTTCTCTTACAAGGAGCCCGTCAAGACATCGTCGCAGGGGATGCGGTTGGCAAGCCGATCTATCAAGTCATCATTCCGGACGTCGATGCGATGACAGAAGCACAACGGGCGTCACGCAAGCTGACAGGCGTCAAGTTCACGTTCCGCTTGGCTGGCGCAATCCAAGAAGCGGTTATTAAAGGACAAGTCAATTACTGAGGAGGTTAGACCATGCCAAAAGTAGCATCATTCAATGCGAAGAACTCGACGATTTCAGCGGACGGGATTTTCCTGACCGGCTTCGGCGAGGACATGATCGAATTCGAACCGAACGAGGACGATTTCGAGTACGAATCGGGCGCACAAGGCGACATCATCATCTCGGAGACGAACGACGACACGGCGACGTGTACGTTGACGCTCCAAGCGACGTCACCTTCGAACAAACACATGATGAAACTCGCGAACGAGAAGAAAATCTTCTCCTTCTGGGTCATCTCGAAACGAAACGGCATGACGGAGAAAGCAGGCGGCGGTCAAGCGCGCATCCTGAAGAAACCGACAGGCGCGTTCGGCAAGACGGCTGAAGACCGCGAGTATGAAATCATCGTCTTCGACTACGTCAACACAATCGATTGATCAAGGGGTGGCTTCGGCTACCCTTTTTCTATTTTATCCATAACCAACATCCAAATATGAGGAGGAACCCCACATGGCATTTGAACAACGCACAGAAACAATCAACGAAACCGAGTATACATTCCAGTTCCCAGGCGTCCGCGCCGCGAACGAAATCGCTGACCGCGCGAAGAACGCGGATGGCGTCCTCATGCAGACGAAACTTCAAGAGGAACTTTGGAAACACGTCGTCGTCAATCCGAAAGTCGATTTTGATTACTTCGATCAGAACCCGAAGGATTACCCGAAAGTCTTAGAGGTCGCGCAGGAGGTATTCAACGGACCCTTCGCGGGAAAGTGATGGCCATTATAAGAGGAAAGCGGAAAGGGACTGGCTCATCTACCGCCCA